CATCATTCATATAAAGGTTACACGGTTCCTCGACTATTGATCTTTCAGGAATTAATCGACTCCATCAGATCAAGTAATCTTAAGAAAATTCGGTTGATCTTGATTGTTCTCAATAGTTACCAACTTATAGTTCTAGGGAAGCCTTCCTTAGACAGTGTCATTAACGCGTCAGTGTCGGCCGATGAGTACCTACGTGATTACGTACGAAAGTTGCGCATTTATGCTACGCTACCTAGAGTTCCTCTTAGGGTCTTAGATCCAGTAGAATCTGTCCAAACTTCACGTTCATACGTGGATGAACAGGTCCTTAAACCAAAAGCTGGCCCTTACGGTCAGCAAAGGGAAAGGCTATTGGATGATTTAGAATCAAGGTACGCCATGGAAATACCATTGGACGAACCCTATGACCCTTCAGGTGAAGAAGTATGGAAACGTTTCGGCAAAGCGAGGTCAAACCCTCGGAGCCGCTACTCAACCATACAGGCTTCATATCTAGGTTACCTAATGCCTATAGTAGACAAAGGTAAGTATAGAAATATACTTGTTGGTCACAGAGCCCTACAACTAAAATCTAAAAGTCTAGCAAACTATATACGATATTGGTTATGGGATCAGCCTGAAGTTTGTTCAGGGGATCAACGCAAAATGGAGAAGTTTGCTCATGAGCAATTGCGAAATGGGCGGACATTGCTCTCTATAGATCTATCGGAAGCGACAGATCGGTTTTCCGTGAAGTTGCAGGTAGAGATTTTGTTATCCATGGGTGTACCCGAGGATTTCCTCGACTTTTTGGATTTTCCTTTCCATTATTCTGAAAAGGATTTTGGTTTAGGTTCAGACCCAAAGTTAAAAGAGGGTTTCTTCTCTAACGGTCAGCCTATGGGGTTGTTTCTATCTTTCCCCATGTTCGAGCTAGCCCACTATATGATATTAAAATGGGTAGTCTCTGGTACGGATTCACTGTTCTGTATCTTAGGCGATGATGTTTTAATATCTTGTCGGAAGGAAGATAAGGATATGGTTTTTAGTCGTTACACTAGTGAAATGACTAGGTTTGGGGCAAAAATCAACCTCAATAAAACAATCATATCTGAAGATGCTGCTGAAGGTGCTGGAGCCTTATTCTTAAGGAAATATCCTAATATTACTATTAGGACTCCCAAAG